CACTCAAAGATGTCCTGGACCAAGAAACTCCTTACGAAAAAATATATATCGTTAGGTCTCTTGTTGCTACTCGTGAAATTGGGTTTCTTCCTGGCGATCATGAAGATAAGTCCACACTTTATCAAATCCCTTACAAACATATGGTGAAATATATGTTTGAGATGCCAACTGCGGCTGATTTTGAGATGTTGTATGGGAATTTGAAAGCACAGGATACTATCGACTTCTGGAGCACCTCATTCATACGTGGAACTACTTTTGATAAGACAATTGTTATCGTAGATGAATTCCAAAACTTGAATTATCATGAACTTGATAGTATAATGACAAGAGTTGGTGAACAGTCTAAGATTATGTTCTGTGGAGATGCTACTCAGTCTGATTTGGTTAAACAAAATGAGAGGAATGGTATCATTGATTTCATGAGAATTCTTAGGCTAATGCCATCTGTTGATGTCATTGAATTTGGAGTGGAAGATATTGTTCGCTCTGGATTAGTCAAAGAGTACATCCTTGCTAAATTGGAACTTGGTATATGATTTTTGAGCATTGTAATTACTTAGGTGAACTTGAATTAGAAAAGAAAGAAACTCCAGGATGTAGACTATACAAACTGCCTGATGGTCAGTGGGTTCCTTCTATCACTTCAGTAACATCTTTCTATAACCGTCAGATCTTTATTGACTGGAGGAAAAGAGTTGGTATTGAAGAAGCAAATCGTATAACAAAGAAGGCAACCGCCCGTGGCACAGATTTTCACGAAGCTGCTCAAGCATACTTGGAGAATAGAGATTTGGAGTGGGAGAATTTCCTTCCTGCTACTCAATTTATGTTTCATCATGCGGCACCATATCTGGACCGGATAAATAATATACACGCTATAGAAAGAACCCTTTACTCCGAGTACCTTGGTCTTGCTGGAAGAGTTGACTGCATAGCGGAGTATGAAGGCGAACTGGCAGTAATAGACTTTAAAACATCTGAGAAGATCAAACCTGAGAAGTGGTTAGAGAACTACTTTGTTCAGGAGACCTTCTATGCTGCTGCTTACTACGAATTAACAGAGATCCCTGTAAAGAAACTTATAACCATCATGGTGACCCCTGGTGGAGAAGTAAAAGTATTTGACAAAAGGAATAAAGGGGATTATATTAAGTTATTAGTGAGATATATTAAAGAATTTGTACATCACAATACTGGGTCAGATAATGTCAAAGGACAATGAATTAGAGAAGGCACTGGAGAGCAAATTCTTTTGTCCATCTCGCTTTGCACAGGAAATAGAATCTCTTGTTCATAATACGGAGGGTATGAATTATATTGATGCTATCGTTCATTTTTGTGAGCAAAATAATATTGATGTAGAGTCTGTACCTAAACTTATATCTAAACCATTAAAAGAAAAGATTAAGTACGAAGCACAGGAACTTAACTTCCTTAAGCGTAGTTCCCGTGCAAAACTCCCTGTCTGAGGGAAATTCGACTTTTTATTCCAAAAAAGTCGGAAAAAAAAGTCCGGTAAAAAATCCCCCTATTACCTTTTGGCATGAAAAAAGATATCTTAGAAATGAAAAAGTTACAGGAAGGATGTCCTGTAATGGTGGCGAAGATTCCTCCACAAATTATGAAGGAGGTTGATGTATGGATAAAGGAAAGTAGAAAGTTTAAAAATAGTCCATTAGCAGAACTGAAAGCCCATGAGAATGTAGGGTATCTTGCTATGGACGGAAAGAAGCATAATTCATATCAATGTTCTATTTCATCTCATTTAATTGATCAATCCTTTTGGTTGGCTTGGATATTAAGATTGACTGCAAAGTATTGGGGGATGGATAAAAAACATCGGGAGTTTAAGTTAAGAAAGCATGAAGGGCATTTTGATGGATATGATATTTGGACCAATTTTGCATATAAAGGAAATGACAATCCATATCATAATCATGCAGGACTTATATCAGGTGTGATATACTATAAGAATCATAAGCATCCTACTCTTTTTGATGAGTATGGGATAGGTTATGAAGGTAGGGATGGAACAATGGTGATGTTTCCCAGCGAGGTTATGCATCGTGTAGAACCACAAACTACTTCTAAAGAAAGAATTACACTTGCTTTTAATGTGACTTATGCTGATCCTACTATACAACCTAAAAGAGATTGGGAGATATGATGCCTTTTGATGCTTATCGTTGTTATCTCTCTCTAAAGAATCACTTTACTAAGGACAAGTATGATTATCAGAAGTATGGTATAAAAGCTAGAGCAACTCATAAAGCCTTTTATAAGAGAAAAGACCGTTTTTGGTTTGAAAAGGTTTCAAGACAAAAAAATGATAAAGAGATAGAAGAGTTTTTTGTCTCTAATTTCGTATATACTACTGATCCGGGAACTATGTGGATTGGTGAAATGATCAAAGAAGGCGAAGGACGCTATACTGACTGGAAAAAGAAAATTCAGTCACTTTCTTATATTTTCAAAGAAGAGGTAAATTCGCTTTTTGAGCAAAATGAGGTAAATGAGGTATTTGACTGTTCTAACGGACATCCACCAATTTTACGAAATTACTTGGGTGGGAAAACATCCCTTGAAACTCTGGTAATCTGTGATAGAATATTCGAGTACAGGAAGGATTTTGATGAGAAACTGAATGACCCTGTATGGGAAACCGTCAGTTTAAAAATAAAAAAATACTCTCCTTTCCTAAATATAGATGTACCACGTTATAAAAAAATTCTACAAAAAGTTGTCCTATGAGTTTTTTCGATTCTGAGATGGTCCGTGCGGAACTGACTGAAATTGCTGAACTTCAAGAAGAGGTTTATAGCAATGTTTTTGCATTTCCTCAATTAAGTGCGGAAGATCAAAAATATCATGTTAATCTACTTGAAAAACTATTAAGTAAACAACAGGTTCTTTATACTCGTCTAAGTTTGTCGGATGATCCGGAAGCGAAGAAGATGAAAGAGGAAATCTGTAAAGGAGCAACTGCAATGGGATTACCTGCTAATGTTGACATGCAAATCTTATTTCAAAACATGAATAGTGCTTTGAGTATGATGCGTCAACAGATTGACAGGACTGGTTCCAGATAGTAGAATATGCAAGGTACACACAAGCCAAATCTCAAAAAATCCGAGGTAATCCAATGTCTTTTAAAGACCTTAAAAAACAGTCTTCTCTTGGTTCACTGACCCAGAAGTTAGTCAAAGAAGTAGAGAAGATGAATAATACAGGTGGTGGAGGTGCTGATGAGCGTCTCTGGAAACCTGAATTAGATAAAACAGGAAACGGTTATGCCGTTGTCCGTTTTCTACCAGCACCCGAAGGGGAAGATATTCCCTGGGCAAAGATGTATTCCCATGCATTCCAAGGACCTGGTGGATGGTATATTGAGAATTCTCTGACTACTTTAGGTCAGAAGGATCCCGTATCAGAACACAATCGTGAACTCTGGAATTCTGGTGTTGAATCTGATAAGGATACTGTTCGTAAGCAGAAGCGTAAGCTTTCTTACTACAGCAACATCTATGTTGTAAAAGATCCTGTCAACCCTCAGAATGAAGGTAAAGTCTTCCTATTTAAATTTGGTAAGAAGATTTTCGACAAGGTTATGGAAGCAATGCAGCCTGAGTTTGAGGATGAAACTGCAATTAATCCTTTTGACTTCTGGCAAGGTGCAAACTTCAAGTTGAAGATTAAGAAGGTAGCAGGGTACTGGAATTATGATAGTAGTGAATTTGATAAAGTATCACCTCTTCTTGAAGATGAGGATGCTCTTGAAGCACTATGGAATAAGGAGTATTCGTTGACTGCTCTTACTGCTTCTGATCAGTTTAAGTCTTATGATGATCTTTCCAAGCGTCTTAAGTATGTTCTTGGACAAAGACCATCTGCACCTACTGTGCTTGATGAAGAACTTGAGGATGAGAGTGAAGGTCGTGGATCATTTGCTCCCAACTTTGAGACTCGTAAGGCGGAAGCAACCGTTAAGGCTGCAGTAACTTCATCATCAAAAGATGAAGATGACGCTCTTAGTTACTTCCAGAAACTTGCGGAGGAATAATCAGTTAGAGTAAAGTCTAATATTTTCTGCTCTTTTAAGGGTTTCACTCACATACTGGGTGGAACCTTTTTTATATTCCATAATATCATCAAGATCATTGAATACTACATTAAGATATTCTGTTTTTAGGAGAAATATATTTCTTTTCTTATCTTGAATTTCATTTTCATAATCAAGATTGGTAACTTCTTTTATAATACTACTATGTGTTCCACCTACACTAACTGTTGAAGCAAGATTAGAATCATAATATGTAACAGCAAAACCTACAGGAACTCGTAATCCTTCTTGTACAATTGTTCCCCCAACAATATTTTGAACACCTGTACATTCATAGTGATGGACTGCATGTATCTTTTCCTCACTTCCATATTTTTCCAACAGAAAATTATGATAAGACTGTTCAGTAATTGGCCATTCAGTTTGAATATTAGTGATATTATTTGATAAGAGAATCACCCAATCTAACGTGGGGTCGTTATATACTTTTTCAGCAACATTATCAGGTCGTTCATCTCCAATTATCTTATATTTGGTAAAATAACTTAAATTGGAGTATATGTCTTCTCTTAGTTTAGCTCTTTTAAAGAGATTTTTGACTTGAGAATAGTCTGAGATAGTTTTTTCTCCTGGTTTTCTATTAACGTATAGAAAATCTGGAACTTGACGGAAATATGGTCTAGACATTGTTAGAAACCTGTTGTTGGACTATCCACATCATCAATATCATCGTTGTAGATAGGTTCAAGTTCATCAAATTTCATTGAAACATTATATGAAGTCATTGAACCATCATCGTATGTCATGTAGTTACCATCTGGTGCATATTGAACATTAAATGAAGTTAATGCACATGGTTTGAGTTTATTTAAGAATGGATGATCTTTCAGATCACTATTAAAGATATATTGAATTTTATATACTGCAGGTACACTGAGGAAGACTTTATCTCTTCTCTTAGGTGCCATAGTTTTTTTAAGAACTTTGATGATGGTTCTTATAGTAGTTGCTTCAGATTCGGTTCTTGGTGTAAAACGGAAATTATATGCAAAGGTTCTCAATTGTGGTCCATTAAAGAGAACTTCAAGGTTAGGGTTAATTGCTAATCCTGCTCTTCCTAATAAGTTTACTCCTCCTGCTGCTTGTCCTGCAAAATATGCTTTAATAAAGTCTTTAATCTGTGGGTTTTGTATGAATGCATTTGTTGCTGCAGCAGTATCTTGTACTGTTCCTGATAAGGCTGCTCCAAGACCACTAAATCCTTGAGCTTGTCCTATTCTTCCAATAGCGTCAAATGCAACTCTTCCTGCTGCTGCTTGAAGAGGTGTCATTGTACTTCCACCCCAGTCAACTCCATTAGTTTCTCCTATGTCCGAAGTCATTGGTAAAAACATCGTAGAACCTACTCTTTTTACTCTTAAGTAACGAGACTCAATACCTTTAAAACCAAACCAGTCACTTGATTCTAAGTTCATACTTAACCTTGCACCTGGATTAACAGCAGCACTATTAGTTCTAGTGCGAGCTCCCATACCAGCCAGATCTCCCAATGCGGGAACATATTCAATAGGAGTTATTTTTATGAAATCATATTGTTCAGAAGAATGATCTTCGGGATAGACTAATGTTTTACTTTTAGCAGAAAATGCTTTTTCTCCCCACAGAGTTCCTTTTCTTACTTCTGTTACTCCTTTTAGTGTAAATACCGGCGATTTTCTTTCATTATTTGCATCACTGTTAGGATTGGGTCTTAATGCAATATTAGGGGTTCCGTCTTCATTGGTGTTAAAGAGATCTACTTGTCCTTTCTTTGTGGTTGCCATAGCATCCTTTGGATCTGCTCCTGCAGCGATCTCGGCATTATATACATCTTGATTATATGCATTTGTTGCATTATTTTTGATTAATTTTCTTCCCTCATTTGTACTAAAATATTTTCTTTCATCACTATCTGCATTACTAGTCATCGTGACCCTATTTGTTGTAAGGTCCATTGTTCCTAAATGGGTATTTCCATCTGCTTTATAAAATTTGATAGTTTTCTTCTCGCTATCTGTTATAGTATATACATCGATATACTTAATAACAGGAATAGGACCTAAAATACCACCACCACCAGTCTCCCTATCGGCTATTTTTACCTTATTCTGATATTTGGTGTCACTACCACCATATTCTGCCATGAGATTCTATTATAAGCCTTGTTATTTATTTAGCAGTTCTGAGGAAATATCCATACGGAATGGTCTTCATATATTCTATTTCATCATCTTTTACTACATGTAGAAACCCTGCTACTTCTTGCCAGGTATAATTTCTGTAGTCATTCCAGTGGAAATTTACTCCCCTGAATCCCCATTTAAAGATATCAATACATGCAATAAGAGGGAAGTTATCAAAAGCAAGGTCTTTAGTTTTAGGGATGTATATAAAGGTATAATATTTACCTACGTCAGGAATAATTTCTGTTTCTTGAAAGACACTCAGGATCTCTAACATAATTGATTCAGGATCAACTAGTCCTTCTATTTTCTCTCGAAGTTGACCCACTCTATCATTCGGATTTTCTACTTCATCTAACCCGAAAGTTTCAAGCTGTTGTCTCTTTAATGCTCTGTTTAAGTCTCTATCTCTTCTTTGTTTTAGAGTTTTTCTTGCCATTATCTAATTCCTAATTCTTTTTCGGTGACGATTTTAAATTCTACTCTTCTATCAGCACACCATTCTCGTGCTGCTTTCCATTTTGCTTTATTTACCTCATAGGTTTTGCACTCATAAAGATAAGATTTAGTCACCTTTTTTCTTGGTTTTGGTTTGAGGGTCTGTTTTTTGGGTTTAACTTCAATGACATAAGTTTTTAATTCACCATTACTTTCTTTTACTTTGATAAGAAAATCTGGAAAATAACGACGAACTTTACCATCAGGAGCACGATAGGGAATCCAAAATTCTTCACTTCCCCACTCTATAATACTTTCATTAATATCACACCAATTACAAAACCTTCTTTCCCATGAACTTCGACAGATAATATTACGTGGATTGCCTGTATATTTCTTGGGATTTGATGGTTTAAATAAACTCTTTATACTTTCGGCCATACATAATATATACAGTAAAATTATTTATAGATGGCAGGTCCAACGCCCAATAGGATTAATACATCTACTATAAAGAGTAGAATTTTAAATTTATCTCAAAGTTCGGTCTATCAGGTTAAACTGCAACCTCCTGGTCCCGTGCAAGATTTTTTAAGATCTTCTGATCCAGAAATTGATTATGGGAGTGAAGGATTAGATATTGAATTGTTATGTAGTTCAACTAATTTACCAGGTCAATCACTGGCAACTCATGATGTAACGCAGGATTATCCTGGTGTGACTGAAAAAATGGCATATAGAAAAATATTTGATGACAGAGTTGACTTTACATTTATGGTAGATAAGGACTATAATGTTATTCAGTTTTTTGAGGGTTGGATTAATTATATAACTGGACAAGGAACAACTTTTACTAATGATCAATATGTAAGTAGAAGTCGTTATTATAGAATGAATTATCCTCGTAACTATAAAACTGATAATCTTTATATTTCAAAATTTGAAAAAGATTTGAAAGATTATTATCTTACTTATCAATTTATTGGTGCTTTTCCGATTAGTATTTCAGCAGCTCCTGTTTCATATGATAGTAGTGATACTTTAAGGTATACTGCTTCTTTTAACTTTATGCGTTATATCAAGAGGAGACAAGAAGTACCCGAATTAGTTCAATAAATAACCACACTCATAATTTATTATTATGCCTTTACCAACAATTGCGACTCCAACTTATGAACTTGAGTTGCCTTCTTCTGGGAAGAAGATTAAATATAGACCTTTTTTAGTTAAAGAAGAGAAGCTTTTAGTTCTTGCTTTAGAGAGTGAAGATATAAAAGAAATATCTACTGCTATTAAGGCAGTTTTAAAAAGTTGTATACTTAGCAGAGCAGTTAAAGTAGACCAACTTCCTACTTTTGATATTGAATTTTTGTTTTTAAATATTCGTGGTAAATCAGTTGGGGAAGAAATTGAAGTTAATATTGTTTGTCCTGATGATGAAGAAACTACAGTTCCAGTAGTGATTAATATTGATGATATTAAAGTTCAAAAGCATAAAGGTCATAATAAAAGAATTGCTTTAGATGACAATCTTATGATGGAATTGAAATATCCTTCATTGAATGAGTTTATTCAGAGTAATTTTGATTTTGAAGAAAAATCTCAGTTAGAGAATTCATTTGAAATGATTGCTCAATGTATTGATAAAATTTATAATCAGGAAGAAGTATGGTCTACTGCTGATTGTACTAAGAAAGAAGTGAAAGATTTCTTAGAGTCTATGAATTCTTCTCAATTTAAGGAGATTGAGAATTTCTTTGATACAATGCCGAAGATATCTCATTCGATTGAAGTTGTTAATCCTAAGACTAAAGTAAAAAGTACTGTCGTACTGGAGGGACTATCCAGTTTTTTCGGGTAGCTCTAGTCCACATGGATCTAGAGAATTACTATAAGATTAATTTTGCTTTGCTTCAGTACCATAAATATAGCTTGACAGAGATTGAAAATTTGATGCCTTGGGAACGAGACATCTATGTGGGTCTTCTTCAACAACATCTTGAAGAAGAGAAACTTAAACAGCAACAAACATCTTAATGGCGGTAGCAGCTCCCAGTCCCGTAAAAATACTTTCTGATCTTGGATATGAAATCTGGGATATAGAGAGTGATGCAGATATGAGGAGGGCCTTAATAGAGGCTATTAATACTCTTACTTTTAGTAATCCAAGTGATGGTAGGATTCCAGTATTACAAGAAGCAGTAAAGAATATCCAGAGACCAAGGTTTAAAAGAAAAACTGTTGGTGTTGATAAATTATTTGATAGAAAATCACCATCCAGCCAAAAATTATCACCACAGAAACTTTTACCAGGATCTGTAGATGATAGTGGACAAAATATTAATACAAGTAATTTAGCAGAAAGATTAGATAATATTTCTAGTAGTTTGAATGTTCTTAGTAGAGCACTTAGGCAACAGTTTAATGTTGATAAGCAAGTTAGGGCTCAAACAAGACGAGATAAAGATGAAGAACAGAAGAAAGAAAGAGAAAGAGAGTTAGAAACTAAGAAAGGAAATGTTCTTGGAGGAACCACTAAGGCTATAACTAAACCCTTTGCAGGATTTTTTAAAACTCTTTTAGATTTCTTTAAGAATATTCTATTGGGAGGAGGTATCCTTAAAGTAATTGATTGGTTACAAGATCCAGATAACCAAGCTAAGATGAAAGCATTTTGGGATTTTATTAGTAAAACTCTTCCTGAAATGATAAAGAAGTTGATAACGAATATTAAAGAAAGTTATCCGTGGTGGTATGCTGGATTTACTATACTAAGAAAATCGATAGGACATATTGCAAGGTTTTTAGCAAAACTTCCCGGAAGAATATTCCGTTTTACACGTAAGGCCATTATGAAGGCAATACGGGCAGTTCCTGGTATGGTGGCGAAATTATTTAAGAAAGGAAAAGCAAAGCAACAAATAGCAAAACAATTAATTATTCCTGGATTGGAGAATATTGGTCCTAAAGTTGCTTCTAAAACTCCTCTTCTTAAAAGGTTATGGAAACCTGTAGCTCAATTTGGCAAAAAAATGGGTTCCAAGGTTGGTGGAAAAGCTTTTGGAGCACTACCTGGAATAGGTATTCTATGGGACTTGGGAGCAGCAGTTTATAGGTTTAGTAAAGGGGATATTACTGGTGGATTTTTATCATTAGGAAGTGCTATTCCTGTTCTTGGATGGGGAGTGGCTGCATTGGATATTGCCAGAGAATTTGGAGCATTTGAAAATACATTTATGCAACTGAAAAAACCTAATACTGTGATAGGACCTCCAAATACTGGTGGAAATACACAAATAATTCCAATGGACGGAGGAAATACTGGTAGTGACGGAGCTAGTTCAGGAACAGAAAGTGGAAATGAATCTCTTCCTATCGGTGATTCTAAAGAATTTAATACAGATATTTCGTCATCTTTAAGTTATCTTGGAATAGGAAACTACGCTTGATATGGCAATTTTTACTGCTCTGGGATCAATAGCTTTAAAAGCAGGTCAATCTGTTTTTAAGAAGAAAAAGGAGAAGCGGAAGAAATCTGGCAAAGAGATGGGATCTGCTATTGTTAAGAGAGATGAGTCAAGACCAGTTGCTAAAACTAAAGTAGTTTCTGTGACAAAACTCTTAAATTTAAAACCAGTTATGGATGCACAGGATAAGAAATTATCTACAAAATCTTCTGGTGTAAGTTCTATTGATAAGGTATTGGATGATATTGATAATACTCTTTTTGGAATTATTAATAGTGTAGGAGATGCTTCAAAGTTAAGGAAGAAAAATTTATCACAGGAAAAGAGAGAAACAATAAGAAAGGAGAAGAAAAGAAGGGAAGGTGTTTTAGAAAAACCTAAAACACTTATAGGAAAACTTACTTCTTCAGTATTATCTCCTGCTAAAGGAATTGCTGATGTCATAGGAAAGTTTTTTAAAAATGTTTTTCTTGGATCGCTGGTATTGTTTATAGTTAATAATTGGATCACTATTCTTGGATGGTTTAAGAAAGCATATGAAACTATAAAGAATTTCTGGGAAGCACTTAAAAAACCAATGAAGTGGATGTGGGATGCAATGAAATGGATTGTTAGTGCTGGTGGAGGGCAGAAACTTATTAAGGATGGGGAAGAACAATTGGCTATGATTACTGGTGATAAAAAGAGATTAGATGATGAGAGGAAGAAAATAGAAGAAAATATTAATGAACTTGAAAAGGTGAATAAAGATTTTGATGGAAATAAAGGGTTTGGTGGAGAAGATGGAGGAACTGGAGGAGGTGATATTAATGATAAGTCAACTATATTTGGAGGAGAGAAAGGTGATGGATTCTTGGGTCCTAAATGGTTAAGAATCCCAAATCCTTTTAGTGAAAAATCAGAAAAAGAACCAGATATGGTAGGTGATAGGGAAAGAGAGGGAACATTTTCTGATGTAAAAGCAGAACCTAATATGGGAACATGGACTGGTGATGGATGGCAGAAGGAATTTAAAGGCACACCAGGTTTTCAGCATCCTGATCTTTCCTCTGGTATGGAAAATAGAAGTAAAACTGTTGCTGCTATTAGTGATAAAACATCTTATGAAATAGCATCAAACAATACTATTATTATGATGGGTAATAATAAAGGTAGTGGAACTCCATCGGGTGAAGACACTAAAACAATTCTTGTTCCTTACAGTGTAAATAATAATGTAAACCCACTTCAAGTTAAACTGGCAAAAGCATAATGTCACAGAAGAGTACTGCAAATGCAGGTAATATTGCAAAGTTTAAGGTAGGAAACCTTCCTGATGATTTGGCTAGTGTTGTATTAGATATTCAATACAAGGAAAATATATTACAGAGTAGTGTTAAAGTTGAAGTAGATATAGAAGAAACAGGTCTTACAAGTGAAGGATCTTTTAGTATGTTAGATCATCCTTCTAATCCTATTAGAGGAGGGGAAGAAGTTATTTTAGAAATTGAAGATGCTCAAAGAGTTCCAAATAAACTATCATTTAAGAAAGAAAAGTTATTGTATGTTAATGGGGTAGGAAGAGTATTACCTACTACTCAAAATGTAAGTTATAGGATGGATTTATGTCCCAGAGAGTTTTTGGCAAATAATCAAACCAGAATAGTGAGAAGATATGATGGTCAGATTTCAAATAATATAAGGAAAATTTTAACTGAGACTGGTGGTATAGAAACTGAAAAGGATATTGAGACTGATATAACTGCTATACCTTATAATTTTATTGGCAATGACAAAAAACCTTTTTCTGTATGCAAGTGGTTATGTCCTAAAGCGATTCCTGCTATGGTAGTTGGTGGAAAGTCTACCATTGGAGGTGCATCGGGATATTTCTTCTTTGAAAATTATGATGGGTTTAAATTTAAAGCAGTTGATAAAATTTTAGAGGGTAATCCAGTCAAGAGATATATTATGACAGGAAAACCCTCTGATGCACCACCTGGATATGATGGTAAAATAAGTGATGTATCTATTGGAAGGTTTATTAATTTAGAGCAAAATTTAAATCTTGGACTTTATGCTAATCAGAGTATCTTTTTTGATTATTATATGATGGAATATAAAATAAGAAATTATAATATTGATAGTAATATGAAAGATAAAGTGAGGAATACTGGTAAGAAAGATTTGGGATGGGTACATGAAGCTTTTAGAAAAGGTCCTTCAAGATTAATGACTCATATATTAGATGTTGGTACATTACCTGCTGGAAGGAGTACTGAAGAACAATTAAAGACATGGAAAGAACATCCTGAACGTCCTACATATGATGCAGCAAACTCTATGGTACAATCCATAATGAGATATGGTCAGTTGTTTAATATTCAAACTAATGTTACAATATCAGGAGATTTCAGTCTTCGCGCAGGTGATTTGATTTATTGTGATTTCCCTACCACATCAGTTGACTCACGAAGTAAAAATGATCCAAATAAGGAGACTGGTGGCATATATATGATAGCAGGTCTATGCCACAGAATGACTAAAGGAAAGACTTCCACAAATCTTACTTTAGTTCGTGATACTTTTGGACGTATACCATTTAAGGACTAATTTTATGACAACTCCAGTTCCAGAACACGATCTCGATCATGAGGTCTATATTGATCCTAAGGATCATAAAGAACATGTCAACCATGGTATGTTAGAATACACAGAAG